CCTGCACCTTTTGGTTGGTCTATAAATGATGGTATTACTGATTTTAATTCTTGCTTAAAAACACCACCTGAAAATCTACTTGTAACTTGGGTTAACATGTAAACCATTCTTCCATTTGTTCTTCGTTGGATCTCTGAGTCTTGTGGGTATGTCCAAAATACCACATTATCTTGTGGCTCTAAAATTCCCCAGTATGTATCATAATCTTTTACTTGTTTAAATCCTATCTCTATGAAAACTTCACCACTATTTGGATTAATTGTAAAATCAGGACCATAAAATAATTTAAACATATTTGCCGCGTCGCCGGCTTGACCAGGCATTAGATAATCCGGATCACCTAAAATAGTTATTGTTGCATTTAATAAATCTGTAGGACTATACAAATAACTTTTAAGACTATTAACTAATTCATTTGTACCTGGCAATTTGTTTGTAGAATCACCATTTTGCCCTGGTTCTCTACTATTACGTACAGAATCATTGGAATTAGTAGCATTTGGGGCAGAACTAGCTAAAGACCCTATGTTATAATATGCTAAATTAAAAGTTGCATTGAAATCTATAATCTCAGTATTATTACCTGAATAGTAATATTCATAAATTTTATGAGGGCCGTGATATTTCAAAGTTTTATTTAAGTATAATGTTTGAACATGAGGGATTCTATACTTTATGACATTGTAAGTGATTTCGTGTGCATATTGATTTCTTGCTTTATCATATCCAATGATTTTAACCATGGGTCTTGTGGTGTACCAATATAAATCTAACTGTTCAGACGTAGTTTGCACTGACGAATCATTTGGTTGTTTCTTTTGAAGTTCTTCTTTTTCAAGTTTGTTTAGTGAATTTTTTATGAATGTACTCTGAGTTATGATAGCTTCAATTGCAGTTAATACTGATGAGCCTTCAGCAATCTTAATTATTCTTTGATCTTTTGTAACTGATTGGGTACTTATTTGAGCAGTTCGTTCATTAACTTGACTAGCGTAACTAATTCCAGTAGACGATGGAGTATACGTTTTTACATAGTAATCTTGATCAACAATCAATGCATCTGCAATACCCGATTGGTCTTCAAACATAACTTTATATACATCAGCTATTTCTTGCGGAGCTGACGATTTAGGATCTTTTGGTGCTATTGTTAAATCTTTTTGTTGTTTATTAACTTTATCCAGAAGAGAATTTATAGCATTACTAACTGTGTCTGACACGATTTCAAATCCAGTTTTAATAACTCCCTTTTCAGATCCATACCCGATATTTTCATTTAGCATTTTTGCCTCAATATCATATACAGTAACCTTACCATCTAATTTAAAAGTAAGTTTACTGAAAATAATAGGGAAGGCTCTTTCAAAATTTGAATTACTATCAGTTTTAGTAGAGCTATTAGAATTAGGATCAGATAAATTTTTGACTAATTTACCTTTTTCGTCATATCCATAAAATCTTATTACTAATAAAAAAGGACATTGTAATGCTTGTATTTGTTGTTTAATATCACTTTTTATATTTGTTCGTTCTTGTATTTTTACTTGTGCGTTAACTAGTCTAGATAAAAATGAAACTCCAGTTGGTTCATAAATTTTAAATTTAAAACCACTTTGGTTTCCTGCAAATCGTGTAGCTTTAGCATTAGTAAGTGTAATTATTTCAAGATCATCTATGGTAAAATCTAAATCAAAAAATTCATTTCTAGCACCATCTAATTTTGAATTAATACCACCACTTTGCATTAAAAGAGATAAATCTTTTGTGAGCCATTTTCCATTAACATTCCAGTTATTATATGCTTCCGGTGTTATCCCATACAAACTTATGTTATAAGTATAACTGCTAAAAGCACTTAAAGGATTAGATGGACGTACAGGTGTTAATCTGTCACCTTTATCTCCAACTCCTTTTACTTCAACTGCTCGCCCTTTATAAACATCTTCATCATTTTGTGCAATTGGGGTGAGATTACCTTCGTTAGATTCAGCAGTTCCTGTAACAGCAGGAGTTGCATTATTATCTTGTACTTTATTTTCTGCAGGTTTAGTTTCTTCAGGATTTTCAGTGGGCGTTTTATTTTCTGTAGATTGATTAGGTTGACCCAATTCTGCTTCTAACTTTGCAATAGATGAATTATTTTTATCGATGGCAGCTTGTTGTGATTGTATGCTCTCTGCCATATTCTTAAGATAAGTATTTTTAATTGGGTCAGACAATGTACTAGGAATTTCAGAAGTCTGTAAAAAATAAGTCCTAGAATCAGCAACAGTTATGCTTCCTATTTCTGCAACTGGCCCTTTTCTTATCTCTAACTCTTTTTGCTTTTTTTCAGTATTACTAAGAGTAGAATCATTTCTTATTGCTGTTATTTGACCTACATAGAGATCAAGTTGAGTATTTCCGTTTTTAACAGCTTGTTTAAATGCATCATAATATTGAATAGATAGTTTTTTAGCTTCTTCTGCTTTTGCAACAGAAGCATCAAACTCGGCTTGATTTGTAACTGCCATTTTATAATCCTAACGCTGTTTGTAATGTTGCAGCTTGTGGTATGTAAATATTTTTACCTACTACAAAATCAAACAACGGATCGGCCAAAGTATTAGGATTTCTTTGTGCAAATACCCACCATAGTTTACTATCATCATACAAATCATACGCTAACAAATCAGGTCTTAAATGATATGTTTGAGTGATAGTCCAATATTGATCTAAGGTGTTTACCGGTATAGGTCTATTTGTCATGTTGTCAAGAAATTGTTGTTCGTAAATGCCTGTTAAATAGTAAGGACTTGTTTGTGGGTAACTCATTACCAAAAACCTTTCTTAAATAGTTCGCCAGTAGCATATTTTTCCACTGAAAATACATTTGTTGTATTTTTTCTAGTTACTATTGGATATGCTCCTATTTGTAATTGTATCTTAGTAGGTACATAAGTAGCCTTTGAATTAGACAAATATTGAAAATCAGGGTCCTGTGATATATATCCTCCCTTTTTTAATTTACTTCCACGTAACCGATCTAGTGCAGGAAAATAAGATTTAGTAAATGCTTGTGGTTTTGGAGTATATGCACTTAAATTTACACCAGCAAACTGTGTTGTACTTCCAGCACGTATATAATCAACATCATTAGGTAAAGTATATGTAAAACTATTAATTAACAATGGGTGATCGCTAAATTGATATTGTCCTAAACCAGATAGAAAGCACAAAGGAGGAGGTGTTCCTGCTCTTGGGCTACTATCTTTTCCAAAAAACATTTTAGTTACTGATCTGAAAAAGTGCATTACTGCTAATAAATAATCTGCTTCGTTTGTGTCTTGTGCTGTAAAATCGCAAGTTATTACAACATCCTCAACACTACTGTTTTTATAAAAATATTGTTTATAATTATTATGTACTAAATCTATTGCTTCATAGTTTGCTTTATAACCCATTTGTATTTGAGGTGTGTATGGAAATATGACACCTTTAGTTACTTGTAACGGATATAAAACATCACCCAACTTGGCAGCATTATAAAGATAATCATAAGCGTCTGTTGCCAATTGTAATCTTACTCTCCAGTCATCTTGTTCTCTTGTATTATCTTGCGCTTGTTCAACAGCTTCTTTTCTAACTTGATCTACTGATCCAGCAGTGTTGTTTCCAGTAGTTACATTATTACCAGCTGAAGACACTGGATTGTTCGTGATTGCTTCACGAATAGCACTATTTGTATTATTGACATTATCTGCGGCAAGCACTTGTGGATCTTGAGGTTCAGGTTTTACTTGAGCCTTTGCGATAGATTGTTCCGGTGATAATAAAGTATCTTGATTTACACTTGGGTCGGTAGTTGTTATATCAACATTGGTTACTGTTTGAGCATTGACGGTGCTTGCAGTTATAGGTTCAGTTATTTCTCCGGTTTGTTGTTGAGTAACAGGAGTAAACCCCGAATCAATTTGATCTTGTGTTAATCCTTCTCCGGTCTTTTGTAGGTCAGCCCCAGGATTTCGTGCTTTTTCAGCTGCCGCTTTTTGTTCTGCCGCAAGTGCTGCTGCCTTTTCTTCTTGCTCTGCCTTTTCAGCAGCCTTGACTTGTACATCTCTCCATCTTAATGTCCAGTCATCAATTTTTGCCTGTAATGCAGTTTCTTGCGCTTGAAATTTTGTAACTTCTGATTCTATCAGTGCTATATCTTTAGGATTAGCATTTGGTCGAGCTTTAAGATCCGCAAGATAATTTTCAGCTTCCCACAAATTACTTTGGGTTTTTTTTAACTGTTGACCGAGTTCGTTACCTTCTCTATTAAGTTGATAAAGTGTAGCCATGTTATATCCCCGAGTCTTCTGTTAGTGTAGATTTTTGTCTGATTTCTGTTTGGTTATTTGCCATGGTTATTCCTATACTAAATATATTTATCGCATAAAAAAACCCCCATTTTTACCAATACTTGTTGCATTTCTGCAACTAAAGTGTTATAATTGACCCATCATAACTACGGAGATATATGAGTATAGCAGTCAAAAAACCAGTAAATTATCTTAACAACAAAGATATTTTAAAAGAGATTCACACAAGCAAAAATGCATTTTGTACATTCTTACATCCAGAGGATCATAGATACGATTTCATCGTTGACATGCCCCAAGAGTCAATAGAAAAGAGTTTAGAATATGCATTAAAGCCTGAAATTATTCAACAAGCACGTGAAACAAGAGCTACTAGACTTAGTTTAGAATCAGGAGATAAAAATAGTGTTGATCCATTAAGTATTCCAATTATTGATTTGGTGTTTCGTGTAATGACTTGGGATCATATTCCAGTTGCGCCCAAACAACCTAGAAAAGTTGACAAGAAGAAAACAGCCAAAGATATTTTTGAGTTTGAAGATGATTCAGACGAAATTTTTGCTGACTTAGAAGATCCTACTACTGCAAAGGAAATTGATGACATGGTTCATGTAAAAGTTAATTTTCCACCATTCCAACACTTTCAGTTAGATACCAATAATTCATTTAATTGTATCGGCAAAAGTCATTGGAAGGGTACACTGCAAGATGGTGAATTCAGTAAAGATCATGGAAATATTACAAATAAATTAGCACGTATGTATATTATGATGTGTGAAAAGTATGCTATGAAGTTTAATTGGCGTGGCTACACATACAATGATGAAATGCGTAACTCAGCTATTCTTCAACTCACATATGTTGGTTTAAGATTCAATGAAGCCAAAAGTGCAAACCCATTTGCTTATTACACAGCAGCCATTACAAATAGTTTCTGTCGTGTATTGAACACGGAAAAGCGAAATCAAAATATCCGTGATGACATTTTAGAAATTAATGGGTTGAATCCTAGCTGGACTCGTCAAGGATCTAGTTCAACAGTATACGAGGAATAAACTTAGTGATTGATATCAAATATTCAATAGACACTGCTGGATATGATGTTAATTCATTGGGTTATCGTTCGGTTGAGTTTAACCAAGTTGATTGGGCTAACAGTTATATTATTCAAGGGTGTAGCCAAGTATTCGGAGAAAGTACTATGGATAACAACAAAATTGTATCCTTTTACTTATCCGAATTATTAAATGCTCCAGTAATAAATTTAGGTGTTCCTGGGGCGGGAATGGATATTCAATATATTAACACACTTGATATATTAGAACAGAATATAAAACCTAAAGGAGTTTTCATTGTTTATCCTAATTTAGAACGATATACACTTTACTCAAATGACATTCCATCACACAAAGGTGGATGGTCAGAAGAAGAATTTTTAAAATGGATATCCGATGGCAACAGTAGAAAACATAATTTAAATTTAGTTAGAGGTTATCGTTTATTATGGAAACTATATAACATACCTTTATACGAATGGTCACATCTTCCAGAAAACAGTGATATTTGCAAAACTGATTTTGAATGGTATAGAGCTTCATACATGTCAGATAGGGCGCCCGACGGACATCACTGGGGACAAAAAACAATTCAGGGTGTGGCAGAAAAGTTATTTGAACTTACTACGGCAACCTAATAACTTGAAATACCAAACAATAAATGTTATTATTGATAGATGATTAATCTTTTTAAAAAAGCCGCAGTATTTACAGACATTCATTTTGGTTTAAAGAGCAACAGTTTACAACACAACCAAGATTGTATTAATTTCGTAGACTGGTTTATTGAGAAAGCAAAACAAGAGGGTTGTGAAACTTGTTTGTTCTTAGGTGATTATAATCATCACCGCGCTAGTATTAATATTCATACATTACAATTTGGATTACAAGCACTTGAGAAATTAAGTGCCGCATTTGATCGGGTATTTTTCATACCCGGTAACCACGACTTATATTATCGTGATAGACGAGATATTCACAGTGTTGAATGGGCTAAACATTTACCTAACATTACAATTGTTAACGATTGGTTCAATGAGGGCGATGTAGTTATTGCTCCATGGCTTGTGCAAGATGATTATAAAAAGATTCAAAAACTAAAGGGCAAGTATATGTTCGGACATTTTGAATTACCTAACTTTTTTATGAATGCTATGGTAGAGATGCCCGATCACGGGGAGATTAGTGCTGACCACTTTAATGGATTTGAAATGACATTCAGCGGTCACTTTCATAAACGACAAGCAAAGAAAAACATATGGTATATCGGTAATGCTTTCCCACATAACTATGCTGATGCAGGTGATGATGCTAGAGGCATGATGATATTAGAATGGGGAAGTGATCCTGTATTCCATAGTTGGCCAAATCAACCATTATTCAGAGTTTACAAACTCAGTGACATATTAGAAAATCCTAAGGGCTTGCTATTAACTGACAGTCATGTTAGAGTTCATCTTGACATTGATATCAGTTATGAAGAAGCAAACTTTATTCGGGAAACACTTATTCCAGAACATAAACTACGTGAAATGGCATTGATACCTATGAAGGTTGAACAAATAGAACAAACTGCTAACGGTGGCTTAAAGTTTGAAAGTGTTGACCAAATCGTCATTGACCAAATTAACAGTATTGAGTCAAATACGTTTGACAAAAAGATTTTACTAGAGATTTACAACAACTTATGATTTTATTGAAGAATATTACCCTACGTAATTTTTTGAGTATCGGACAAGTAACGCAAGCAGTTGACTTTAATCGACAAGACTTAACACTTATTCTGGGTGAGAACTTAGACTTAGGTGGTGATGGTGCTCGTAATGGTACAGGTAAAACGAGTCTTATTCAAGGCTTAAGTTATGCATTATTTGGTGTACCTATTAACTCAATCAGAAAAGATAATTTAGTTAATCGTACAAATGCCAAAGGCATGTTAGTTACACTTGAATTTAGTGTAGGTGGTATTGATTATAAGATTGAGCGTGGTCGTAAGCCAAACTTATTAAGATTTTATGTAAACAGTGATTTACAAAAAGGCACAGATGATGCACAGGGTGAGAACAAAGAAACACAAGCACAAATTGAAAAAGTATTGTGCATGTCCAGTAGCATGTTCCGCCATATCGTAGCATTGAATACATATTCAGAACCGTTTTTAGCATTAAAGAACAATGAACAACGTGAAATTATTGAGCAGTTGTTGGGTATTACTTTGTTATCAGAAAAAGCAGAGGTTATCAAAACTCTACTTAAAAATACAAAAGACGATATACAAGCAGAAGAATTTAAAGTCAAAGCCATTGAAGAAGCCAATAAACGAGTCAAAGAACAAATTGAAAGTTTTAAGCGTAGACAAGGTCTTTGGCAAAAGAAACATGAAAGTGATTTGGCTTATCTAGCATCTCAATATGAAGACCTTATAAAAATTGACATTGGAAAAGAATTACTAGCGCACAAAGAATTAGTTATTTGGAACGAAAAGAAAAAACAACAAGATACATACACTGCTTTATCGGCTAGACAAACTGCTTGGAAACAAAAACAAGATAAAGATTTGTATGACTTAGAAGATAGTGTTCTTAAGTTGAGCCACATTGATATTGTTCAAGAAATTTTAGCACATCGTGCTTTAGCCGAATATAATATAAAATCAAAAGAACTTATTGACCGAGACAAAGAAATTACTAGGTTAACAAAAGATTTAGACAAAGAGAAAAAATTAATAACTAAACTGACTACAGAGGTTGCTACATTACAAAATCATACATGTTATGCGTGTGGACAAGATTTCCATGATGAACAACATGCTACTGTGTTGGCTGATAAAGAACAATTATTAATTGAATCTACAGTTCATGCAAATATGTTAGAACGACAATTAAAAGAACAAACTGATAAAGTTATTGAGTTAGGTGATAAGCCCAAAACGCATTACAAAACAGAAGCTGAGGCAATTCGTCATGGCAGTGATGCAGAAAACATTCGTACAAAGATACTTGAAAAAGAAAAAGAGTCTGACCCCTATGCTGAACAACTCAAAGAGTTAACAGTAGTTACATTAGGTCCGATGCCAGTTACACATTATGACACTGAAACACAAGCAATTGAACATCGTAGTAAAGTGTCTGGGCTGTTACAACAGATTGAAACAAAGGCTGCTGAATCTGATCCGTATGCAGAACAAGTGACAGAAATGGAATCAAACGCATTGCAAGCAATTGACTTTGAAGCAATTAACAAACTAACTAAGACTATGGAACATCAGAAGTTCTTGTTAGATATTTTGACTAGTAAAGATAGTTTTGTTCGTAAGAAGATTATTGACCAGAACTTAAGTTACTTGAACGGTAGATTGACACATTACTTAGATAAGATTGGGTTACCTCATCAAGTTATTTTTAAAAATGATTTAGAAGTTGAAATTACAGAGTTGGGCCGCGAACTTGACTTTGACAATTTAAGTCGTGGTGAACGTAATAGATTGATTCTTGGATTAAGTTTTGCTTTCCGTGATGTATGGGAGAACTTATATTCACCTATTAATACGTTATTTATTGATGAATTAATTGATTCAGGATTAGACACAATGGGTGTTGAGAATGCTATTGCTATTCTTAAAGATATGTCACGTAAGCGACAGAAATCTATTTGGCTTGTTAGTCATAGAGAAGAATTAGCCGGTCGTGTTCCTAGCGTATTAAAAGTGGTAAAAGAAAATGGTTTTACTACATACAATACAGCAGTTGATATAGAATAATTCACAATGGTAAATTACAGATAAGTAACAGTATGTCAAGTCCACAAAAGAATAAAGGTTCAGGTTTTGAACGGGAAATTGCAAAATTTCTATCAGAATTGTACGGTGAAAGTTTCATTCGTGCTCCTGGATCCGGTGCATATGTGGGTGGCAAGAATCAAGCCAGAACTCAATTCTTACATGAGGGACAGATTCGTTCTTTTAAGGGCGATATTGTTCCGGGACAGAGTTTCAGCAAAATGAATGCAGAGTGTAAGTTCTATGCGGACTTTCCTTTTCACCTAATACTTACAGGTGAATGCAAACAACTTGATTCGTGGATTGGACAACTGTTAGATGTAGAAGATTCAAATGATTTAAATATTCTTTTTATGAAGTTTAATCGTAAGGGTCGTTATGTTGCTGTACAACCTAAATTTACATGGATTATGGATAATTACATATTTTATGGAAGTAAGAAGTATGGTGATTGGTATCTAACAGAGTTCGAAACCTTCTTCAAACAAAACAAAGACTTAGTAAAATTATACTCAGGTTTATCAACAGACACCACGTCAAAACCAAAAATAATAACTTTAGAAACAACATAATATAAAAATTCGTTGGCTGAGTTGTCAGTCCTCCTTGAGATTGTACAGATTGTGCTGTGCCGTTAGATTCTGGAGTATGTATGTTAGCAATAACATAGGAACACCGAGTAGGCAATCTTTCTAGGGAACCTACAATGAGTACATATCTAATTCTATCTTGCGGGTATGTAACATGCGTTGTCGAGGCGTCAGTTGAAATAAACTTGATAGTCTCACTACAGTCCCATAACAATTTACAGGACAACCGGTGACAGTTAATATCATAAAAACGGTGATTAACTGGGGAATAGATAGCTAAGGATGACGGGCATGGCAAATGACCTTAACCATTGGTAGTGCAAATTTGCACTACCATGGCTTCTAAGCGGCAATATATTCCTTAATAAACAAAATTAAAAATCTAGATAAGAATAAAAACAATACAATCCAGAACGAGCAATAGCGAGTTCTGAGATGAACGAAGTTCATCTATTAAATGAAAATAAGGTAATAACCCTAATTGTATGCAAATGAATAATAACGGATTAGAAGAATGGCATTCTACTAGTTTTTGTAGTTTCTAGATTTTCTTCAATAATTTTATTAATGGTTTTTCTTTCATCGGTACTCATGTTAAGTATATCAACATAACTAACTCCGCCCCTCATAAACCAAGACATTTTTAAACATCCTGCTTTAATATCTTTTACTTCCTCCTCTAAATTATCCAACCACTTCTTAACTGCTTCGGAGTTAAGTATAAGAAGTTTCATCCGAAAAAATCGGATACGTTCACATTGAAAGGTTGTTCGTATTCATGGCTACAATTGATGCATTTGAATTTTAATGGTTTTGTATCTGTTGATTTCTTTAATTCTAATGAGATATCTTTAATCTTTTCAAATGTTTTTACATCAACATTTTCTAAAAATTCTTTAATAAAATTCTTATCCAATACTATACCATTCGGTGAAGAAATATATTCTATTGTTTCAACAATGATATCCATTGTAACTTGGTTCATTTTTCTTAAAACTTCAGTTGATTTAGCATTTCTCTCATCACCGTCCGGCATGTCTTGTATAATGCGTAAAGCACGTTGAATTTCAAATTGGATGACACTGGTTTCATTAATTTGTTTATAATTTAATGGACAAAATTTCAATGAAAGTTGGTCTAGTTTTAGTGGGGTATTATACTCCCCTGGTTTATATTCATTTAATAATTGTGTTAAATTAATATCGTACTTATTAGGTTCTTCGCATGATGGACATACAGTATCAAATTCCATAGTAGATCCATTAGTAGCCATTTTGATTGCTAACAAAATAGGGTCTAGATCAATTTGTAAGATTTGCCATGGATCTTTTATTGATGGTACACAACTTTTGATGATTTCTATTACTGCTACCCCGTTAAATAATGCGTCCGGTGTACGTGCGGTAATCTCATCAATTGCAGTCATTGGAAATATAGCTAACTCACCGTTTTCAGGGAATTCTATGCTATTTTCAGGATAACCTTCCCCTTGACTAGGTAATTTAAGATATAAAGCTGGACGACGGAAATATTGTTGTAGTGGATTAGTTGACATTAAAACTCCTAAAATTGAATGACTAAATACATTGTAAATTATTTATTTCCCTAAACTATGGCTGATTCTTTTACCCCTGAACAAATAGAGAACATGAACAAGTTCTTTGAGTTAATAAACTCGTCCGTTGCACCTCTAACCGAAGCGCAAAAAGAAGAATTAGCATTAGCTAAAGCTGCCAAAGAAGCAGGAGATAGATTAAAGAAATTTGGTGAGCAATTAGGTAAAAGTGGTATAGACTTTACTAAAGCACTTATCAGCGGTACCGATGGATTTGGTAAATTTGGAGATTCAGTTACAAGTGCCACTGGTGCTATAGGTGACTTTGCCGGAACTTTTGGTAAGTTAGGATTTGTAGTAGGCGGAGTAATAAAAGTATTCGGGGATTTTGTAGATAGTGCGCTTAAACAAAATGATAATTTATTAAAAGGTTTCCGTGATTTAAGTGAATTAGGTAGTATAACTCAAGATGGTATAAAAGGTTTACAGGCTGACTTAAGTAGTATTGGTTTGATAAGTTCTGAGTATGAAAAATTAACAAGTTTTTTAAAACCAATCTCACAAGATTTAGTAAAATTTGGCGGCAGTGTAACATCTGGAAAAAATGCTTTATTAGATGTTGTTAGTAATTTTGTAGGTGAAGGTAATCAACTAGAATTATCGCTTACCCGTATTGGATATACTAGCGAAACTATACGTGAAGGTGTTGCAGACTATATCAGTATGCAAACTAGATTGGGTAAAGCTCAAGGAAAAACAACAGAACAGTTAACAAAAGAAAGTCAAAAATATCTTGTTGAGATGAGAGGGTTACAAGAACTTACTGGAATGACTCGTGACGAGCAACAAAAACTCAGAGATGCACAAATGGCAGATGCACGATATAGTCTACATTTGTCTACAATGAACAAAGATGAGGCAGCTAATCTTCAACAATATATGGTAGCTTATCAGGCAGCGTTTGGAGCAGAAGCTGCCGCAGGATTAAAAGATAGAATTGTAAATTTTGGTAGTATCACAACTGAAGCAGGCGCAGCCAGTTACCAACGTGGTAATAAAGAATATGAATTAGCAATGCGGGCTCAAAAAGAAGGAATGGCATTCTTTCAAGAAGGACTTGTTACTACTGCAAAAAATACTATGGCTAGTCTTGGGCCATTATCAACTACATTTAGATTATCAGAAGGACAACTTAAACAAATGGGTTTTAATGCTGAAATGGTTAATGCCGCACTTGCATTAACGAATACAGATCAAAAAGAATTTGACAAAAGAATGAAAGCAATAATAGAGACAATGGTTAAGCAAGAAGACCAAACAGAAACAAATTTAAAAAGTGAACAACAAAATAGAGCAAAAAATTTAATGTATGATGCATTATTAGCAGAAGCAGCTAAGGGATTGGTATCAGTATTTGGTTTATTAAACACTGTCGTAACTGCTCTTGCTAAAATGATGGCAAACTTTATTGATTTTATGTCAAGTAAAGGTATAATACCAGGACTTTCTCCTACTAATTTAAGTAAATTTTTTGAAGAATCCGCTTCTTCAAGTAGACCAGATAAATCTGGATTATCCCAACCAGAGCAAAATGTAAGTAAAGCAGCCGGAGAGTCATTGGCTCCGTCGATGGCAGGTCGAAATTCAGAGGATGTGTTAAGTAAATTAAACTTTGGTGGCAAACGTGCTGAAAGAACAGGCGGAGGTGAAGCTAGCCCGGCTCTTTTGGCAATGGCAGAAAAAATTCAAGATGAGTATCCTGACGCTATCTTTACTGCATTAAATGATCGATATCACCAAGACCGTAGAGACAAGAATTCAAAAAGTAAACATCTTGTAGGAAAGGCACTTGATTTTAGTTTAGGATACGATCCAACTAGTGAGGAAAGTGACCGTATTGCTAAACTATTAAGAATGACAGGTGCTAGTTACGTTAAAAATGAGTATAAAGAAAGATCAGGTGGTTGGACAGGTGGACACTTTCACGTTGAAGTTGCTAGACAAGGTGGATTGTTTAGTGGTAAAGATACTGGATATCCAGTTATGCTTCATGGTAAAAATGAAAGTGTGTGGCCTGAAAAAGAGCTAACAACTTTTATGAAAGATGTTCAAAAAACTAGTTTAAAAAAATACAAAGACGAATTAATGGATCAAATATCGCCAAGTGGTACAACTACTGATATATGGTCTAAATTGTCGGATGCATTTAATACATTTAGTAGCAAAAATAAAATTAAATCAAATAATTTGACTAATGAAAATTTTTCTGGTGAAGTCGGTAAACATGGTGGATTGTTTAGTGAAAAAGATGCCGGTTATCCGGTTATGCTTCATGGGAAAAATGAAAATGTAAAATTTGAAAAAGATTTAATCAATGTAATGAAAGATGTTCAGAAAACTAGTTTGGAACAATACAAGCAAGAACTAATGACTCAGACAGTACCCGGTGGTATAACGAGTGATACTGGATCTAAATTAACAGATGCGTTTAATATGTTTAGCAATAAATTGGATTCCTTAATAAGTGAGCAACGTAATAACAATAGTATTCAAGCTGAAATATTGACATACAGCCGTGCGTAAGTGATAAATATCTAACTATGTCATATAAAAAGCGTTTTTCCAATCTTACTGGTCAATTAAGTCCTATCTCCGGGTATAATAATAATACCGGTGCATGGAACGGACAAGCCGGTTTAAACACACAACCGACCGGTGGATATAATAATAACGAATTTGGTTACAAGAACTATCAAAGTCGTTTACCAGAAGTTTACACTGGTCATCCAAATCGTATTGAACGTTATAATCAATATGAAATGATGGATGTAGATGCTGAAATTAATGCATGTTTAGATATTATTGCTGAGTTCAGTACACAGAAAAATGACCAAAATAACACACCATTTGAAATTGAATTTCGTGACGAACCAACACCCCATGAAGTTGAATTGATTAAAAAGCAATTACAACAGTGGTGTAAGTTGAATGAATTAGACAGTAGAACATTTAAAATCTTCCGTAATACTATCAAGTATGGGGATCAAGTTTTTGTACGTGACCCTGAAAACTTCAAACTATATTGGGTTGACATGACCAAAGTTAGCAAAGTTATTGTTAACGAAAGTGAAGGTAAATTACCGGAACAATATGTTATCAAAGACATTAATCCTAACTTACAAAATTTAAGTATTGCTGAAAAAACAACTACAGACTTTGGAATGAACACTGCTACTGGCTTTGGTGGTACAGGCGGCGGTTTTGCTGGCGCCGGATATACAGCACCAAGTACAAATGCAGGGACAACAGGTAGTCGTTTTAATTTAGGATTAAATGAAGCCGCAATTGATGCGAAACATGTTGTACATTTAAGTTTGACAGAAGGTTTAGACCGTTATTGGCCTTTTGGACAAAGTATCTTAGAAAACGTTTTTAAAGTATACAAACAAAAAGAATTATTAGAAGATGCGATTCTTATCTATCGTATCAGTCGTGCTCCAGAACGCAGAGTTTTTAAAATTGACGTTGGTAACATGCCAAGTCATATGGCTATGGCATTTATTGACAGAGTTAAGAATGAGATTCACCAAAGACGTATTCCAAGTAGTCAAGGTGGACAATCAGTGTTAGATGCTACATACAATCCATTAAGTATTAACGAAGATTACTTCTTTCCTGTTACAGCAGATGGACGTGGTAGTGATGTCACTATGCTACAAGGTGGACAGAACTTGGGTGAGATTGATGACTTGCGTTATTTTAATAACAGACTAGCACGTGGATTGCGTGTTCCGAGTAGCTATTTACCAACAGGTCCAGAAGATAGTCCAACACCAATGAGTGACGGTCGTGTTGGTACTGCTATGATTCAAGAGTTTCGTTTCAATCAATATTGTGAACGTTTACAAAAGTATATTAGTCAAAAGCTAAATGATGAATTTAAGTTGTTCATGCGTTGGAGAGGATTTAATATTGACTCAAGTCTATTTGATATTAAATTCAACGCACCGCAAAACTTTGCAGCCTATCGTCAAAGTGAACTAGACACCGCACGTGTAACAGTATTTCAAGCAATGGAACAATTTCCATATATTAGCAAGCGATTTGCAATGCAACGTTTCTTAGGCTTAACTGAAGAAGAAATTGAAGAAAACAGTCGTTTATGGTTTGAAGAACGTGAAGAACCAGAAGATAGTGAAGCACAAGGTGGTGACTTACGTAGTATTGGTATTAGTCAGGGTGACATGGAAACTGATAGTGAAGCTATAGATAATATGTCAGATGAAAATGCCGGAATGAATCAAGAACCAGCTGAGTTAGGTGCAGCCGTTGCACCGCCTCAAGGTACACCACCGGGCGCTTCAGCACCGCCTCCCCCAATGTAAATGCATACTACCGCAATGCAAAGTGGTAAAGAGTTCTTTACTACATATTATAATTCATTCTCTGATAGAGTTAAAGTGGTTGAAATTGGGTCACAGAATGTTAACGGTAGCTTAAAAGAAGCATGTCCTGTTGAAGCAGAATATGTGGGATTGGATTTTCAAAAAGCAAACGGTGTAGATATTGTATTAACAGATGCATATTCTTTTCCGTTAGAAAATAATTCTGTAGATATAATTGTATCAAGTAGTTGTTTTGAACACAGTGAATTGTTTTGGTTATCATATTTAGAAATTATGAGAATATTAAAACCAAAAGGATTGTTTTACTTATGTGCTCCTACTGTAGGGGCAGTACATAAATACCCAGTTGATTGCTGGAGATTTTATCCAGATGCAGGTAAAGCATTAATTACCTGGGGTAAAAGAAACAATATCAATAATATCCTTTTAGAATCGTATGTTCAACAAGGTGGAGGTTGGGATGATTTTGTTGCAGTTTTTCTTAAAGACGAGACTTATAGCGACCAATTCCTACAACGTATTGTAGATACTAAGTCCAATATTGGACATAAATATAAAAAATAATAAATAGTTATATGAAACTTTTTGAAATGTATGACGCCCCGATTCAAGGTTACCAAGATCCTGGCCAGGACCAGAGTAAATGGAAATGGGGTGAAACTAGAAAAACAAAATTAACATTAAGACAGGTACGTAAATTACGTAAGATGCTTGATGTGCGTAATTTTGAAAAAGCAAAAAATCTTAAAAAAGTTCGTAAACAATATACTCCTATAGCACCAGAAACACCTGGTTTATAATCAATTTTGGTATATCTTTGCTAAAAACGCAAAAAATACTATCTTATTGTGCTGTTTTGGCACATACTCTATAAATAATTCTACACAAGCCATTTAACTCAGGAGAACCACATAATGGATAACAAAAAATTTGAAAAACTGATTGACTTAATTATCAATGAGAACGAGGATCAAGCCCGTGCATTATTTCACGATATCGTAGTTGAGAAAAGCCGCGAAATCTATGAATCAATGATGGACGAAGAAATGACAGACAGCCCAGTTGAAGGTTTACTAGATGAAATCTCTGCTGAAGAACAAGGCATGACCGAAGAAGAAGATGAATTTGCTGACATTGAAATGGATGACGGCGAAGGTGATATGGAAGTCGACCTAGACAGTGATGAAATGGGCGGCGAAGAAGAAGGTGATTTAGAAGACCGCGTAGTTGATTTAGAAGATAAACTAGACGAGTTGATGGCTGAATTCGAAGAACTCATGGGCAAAGAAGGCAGTGAAGAATATGACGACATGAACGGTGACGACATGGGCGATGAGATGATGGAAGCCAAAGAAGAAGATGACTTAGAAGAATCCGAAGAATCTGAAGAAGAAGATACTCTTGAAGAATCTACAAATCTAATCGCAGTTAAAAATCCAGTACACGGTGACAATGGCCAAAATGCTAAGTCTATCGTAAGCGGCGGTTCTAAAGTATCTGCTAACGGTGCAAAAGCTGTTAACTTCACAACAGGTGACGGCGGCAAAGGTGGTACACAAGGTGGTGTATTGAACCCAGCTACTAAAGACCTAAAAGGCGCAGGACAATTTAAAAATGCTCCAGGTAAAAACAACTTCTCTGAAAAAGGTGAAGCTGCACCAAAACCAACACATGGTGATAATGGTAGCAATGCAAAATCAATCACTAGTGAGTCACGCAAGATCACTAAGAAAATTGTTAAGTAAAGAATACCTAAGATAATGGCTTTGTATCTTAAAGAACACCTAACTTTCGACCGTGCTAGCATGGTTGTAGAAAGCTCTGGTGAAGGTAGTTTGAAGAGCCTTTATATGAAAGGCATCTTCATTCAGGGTGGGGTAAAAAACGCAAATGAGCGAGTTTACCCCGTATCTGAAATTGAAAACGCCGTAGAAACTTTAAACAAACAAATATCAGAAGGTTATTCTGTATTAGGTGAGGTAGATCACCCGGATGATTTAAAAATCAATTTAGACCGTGTATCACATATGATTAGTAGTATGTGGATGGATGGTGCAAATGGATTTGGCAAATTAAAAATTTTACCTACTCCAATGGGACAGTTAGTATCTACTATGTTGGAAAGTGGAGTGAAATTAGGAGTTTCAAGCAGAGGCAGCGGTAACGTTGACGATGTTAATGGAAAGGTTAGTGACTTTGAAATAGTCACTGTGGATATTGTCGCACAGCCAAGTGCACCTAATGCATACCCTAAAGCAATCTATGAAGGCATGATGAATATGAAGCATGGACATAGAATGTTGGATATTGCAAAAGATGCACAGAACGACAGTAAAGTTCAGAGATACCTACGTGAGGAAGTAACACGCCTCATCAAGGACCTCAAAATTAAATAAGGGGAATACAGCATGTTAGATGCTATCAAACCATTACTTGAATCTGGAATTATTAATGAAGAAACTAGCCAAGCTATAAACGAGGCATGGGAATCTAAATTAAATGAAGCCAAAGAACAAGTACGTGCAGAACTCCGAGAGGAATTTGCACAACGTTATGAACATGACAAAGACATAATGGTTGAAGCCCTTGATAAAATGGTAACAGAAAGTTTGTCAACAGAGATTGAAGAATTTAATCTTGAAAGACAAGCAATGAACGAAGACCGCGTAAATGCAAAACGTAAGCTACATGAAAATGCAGCCAAGTTCAATAACTTCATGGTTGAAAAACTAAGTGAAGAAATTAAAGAACTACGTAATGAACGCAAATTACAATTAGAAAGTCAAGAAAAGTTAGAACAATTTATTGTTCATGCTCTTTCACGTGAAATTAAAGAATTCGCACAAGACAAACAAGCTGTAGTTGAAGCAAAGGTCAAGTTAGTTGCAGAAGGTAAGAAACAACTAGAAGCACTAAAACAACGTTTTGTTGTTGAATCTGCTTCAAGAATGAATCAAACCGTTACTAAACATCTAAAGGGTGAAATAAGCCAATTAAAAGAAGATATTAAGATCGCACGTGAAAACGATTTTGGTCGCCGTATCTTTGAATCTTTTGCAAGTGAATATTCTGGTACTTATCTAAATGATAAGGCTGAAACTCGCAAGTTGATAACTCAACTAAATTCAAAAGATGAACAATTAGCTGAGTCTATTAAAACAATCAGCAACGCTAAGAAGTTGATTGAATCAAAAGAACGTGAAGTTCGTATTATTAAAGAATCTAATGTCCGTCAAAAGACAATGGAAGAATTGCTTGGAACTCTTAATGAGGAAAAAGCATCAATAATGCGTGATTTACTAGAAAGCGTCCAAACACCTCGTCTACAGGTCGCTTTCGATAAGTATCTACCAGCAGTACTTAACAATATCAATGAAAAGAAAGAGAATAAAAAACCCGTTCTTTCAGAAGGTAAAGAAGTTACTGGAGATAAAGCTGCCATTAAACAAGTTGAAGTTGAGCCACGTGATAACGTAATCGACATAAGACGTTTGGCAGGGCTTTAATTAAAAAAGACATATTAGGAGAATATAAAAATGTCACAAGTTCTATTAGAAAGCCGTTGGGACGAGACCAAAGAAGCCCTACTTGAAGGTCTTAAAGGTACTCGCCGCTCAACAATGCAAGTTATTCTTGAAAATACTCGCAAACAATTACTATCTGAATCTTCAGCTGGTACAACAACAGCAGGTAACATCGCTACATTAAACCGTGTGATTCTACCAGTTATCCGTCGTGTCATGCCAACAGTTATCGCTAACGAGTTGGTTGGTGTTCAGCCAATGACAGGACCAGTTGGTCAAATTCACACTCTACGTGTTCGTTATGCTCAGTCTTTAACAGACAACAGCGCGGCAGGCACAAGTGTAACAGCTGGTGAAGAAGCATTGAGTCCATTCAAAATTGCTCAAGCATATTCACGTACACCAGGTGGTGCTTCTAACCCAACAGTTACTAGCTACACTGGCGCAGACACAGCAAGTTTAGAAGGCAATGGTGGTCGTCAGATCTCCGTTCAAATTCTACGTCAAGCTGTTGAAGCTAAGTCACGTAAATTGCAAGCACGTTGGACATTTGAGGCAGCACAAGATGCACAGTCTCAACATGGTATTGATGTAGAAGCAGAAATCATGGCAGCTTTAGCACAAGAAATTACTGCTGAAATTGACCAAGAAATTCTATTGTCATTAAGCACATTAGCTACAACTGAATTCACATTCAACCAAGCTACTGTATCTGGTACAGCTACATTCGTTGGTGACGAACATGCCGCATTGGCAGTTCTTATCAATCGTGTTGCTAACTTGATTGCTCAACGCACACGTCGTGGTGCAGGTAACTGGGCAGTTGTTTCACCAGCTGCATTGACAGTTCTACAGTCTGCAACAACAAGTGCATTCGCACGTACAACAGAAGGTACATTTGAAGCACCTACAAACACTAAGTTTGTTGGTACATTGAATGGTGCTATGCGTGTATTCGTTAACACATACGCCGCAGATGATGCAGCCGTATTAGTCGGATACAAAGGTTCTAGTGAAACAGATGCAGCCGCATTCTACTGCCCATACATCCCATTGATGTCAAGTGGTGTTGTTCTAGATCCATCAACTTTCGAACCAGTCGTATCATTTATGACACGTTATGGTTACATTGAGTTGACAAACACAGCAAGTAGTTTCGGTAATGCCGCTGACTACTTAGGTGAAATTGCGGTCAGCAATTTAACATTCCAATAATCGGAATCAAACTTTTTACCCTCGGGATGGGAAGTTACTTAAAAGGCTCTTCGGAGCCTTTTTTGTTGGACACGAAATCTCATATTGTCGAAAAATGATAAATAAGAGATAAGATAATATTTGGGACCATACATGGCAGCAGATCCATTCAATTCAAAAGGCGGTTATACGATAGGTATACCTCCTATACCTATTTTAGATAGCAACGGAAATTTAACTGTACCAGAAGCAGTGATAGGCAATGTAATTATTGAGGGTGATCAGGTTGTATCTGGAACTATAACTTCAAATTTGTTTATTGGTTCATTTCAAGGCAACATTGTAGGTAACTTTGTTGTTCCTGGATTAGATACATATGTCATTTTCAACGAAGATGGATTTGCAGGAGCAAGTCAAACTCTCACCTATAATTATGAAAATAATATTCTTACAGTACAAGGTGATTTAATCACAGATACTATCACAGTTGGAACAGGTGTAAATGAGTTTTCTACTACAAGCGTAATGTTTGCGACAACCGTAAGTTCAGCACCAGAACAAGTGCTACACAGCATCCCTGCTAATACAATTTGTTCAGTTGATTACACTGTAATCGCAACTGATGCTATTGGGATGAACAGACAAACAAGTAAATTGTTTGGTACTATATTGGGTACTGAAGTGGGATATTACGAATATGGATCTATCGATGTCCCTGAAATAGGACCCGGCGTTGGAGATTTTAAAATACTATATGATGCAGGAACAAGTAGTGTCACTTTAGTTGTGACCCCGGTAACATCAAATTTAGTAGATTACAAAATTATGATAACAAGTTATAAAGAATAAGGAAAAATAAAATGGCAATTAGAACATTTAACTCAGTAGGTGGTTTTTCAGTAGGTGAAGTCCCAACCACAGTTATATTAGCTAATGGTGATATCACTACTGGTAACGCTACACTAACTGGGAACGTTCAAGCAAACACCGCTGTTAAGACAGATAGCTTGTTACATCTTGATGGTACACCGTGGGACTTTCAACAACCAGCTGGTAGTGCAAATGGTCAAATTCAATATTACGAAGGTGGTGAATTTGGTGCTAGTGCAAACTTAATTTGGCAAAATGCAAACAGTGCATTAGTTGTTATTGGTAATGTACAGGCAGCGAACTTTGTTGGTAATGTTATAGGTAACATTAGTGGTAATATTACAATTCCAGGAACATCGACCGGCGTAGTTATAAATGATGGCGGTTTTGCAAATTCATTTTCTGGATTTACATACATTAAGGCAAACGGTTTAGTAACAATTACTGGTAATATTTTAACTGGAAACGCCGGGTTAGGTAACTTAGCAACTGCAAACTATTTTAGTGGTGATGGAAGTTTATTAACTAGTATTACCGGTGCTAACGTAACTGGATATGTATCAAATGCAAATGCCGCAAATACTGCTAACACAGCAACATCAGCTACAACGGCAGGTACAGTAACAACCAATGCTCAACCCAATATCACATCAGTAGGCACATTAAGTAGTTTAGATGTAACCGGGAATATAAGTGCAGGTAATATAACCGGTGCTACTTATGTATCGGGTACATTAACAACAGCGGCACAACCCAATATTACAAGTTTAGGAACACTGTCTACTTTAGATGTTTCAGGAAATGTGTCAGTTGGTAATTTGACAAGTGATGGTTCAGTGGACGCTATATTTTTAGGTGGTGTACTTACAACTACATCACAGCCAAATATTACAAGCGTTGGTACTTTAGCAAACCTAACAGTAACTGGTAATGCTAATATAGACAATACAGTAAATGCCGGTAATCTTAATGTAATCGGAAGAGTGTATTCATCATTATTACCAAGTAATGATAATACATTAACACTAGGTAATTCATCATTAAAATGGGCTAATATTTTTACAACAGGTCTATTTATTGGAAGCGGTGGCATTACTGCAACAGCAAACGTACTAAACATTGATGCGTTATATGCTGGTAATAATATATCTGCCGGATCATTAACTGTTCGTGGCGAAGCAATAATGCAAGGTGATGCCACTATTAGTGGTAATTTAACTGTTGCAGGTAATACAACATACATCAACGTTACTAACTTAGATGTTAAAGATCCATTAATTAGTTTAGGTGGAACTGCAAATGGTGGTAATGCAAGTGCATACGATGGTAAAGACAGAGGTCTTATACAACACAATTATTATGCAAATGGATCTTCTGCTGTTAATCAAGCATTTATCTGGGATACTGGAAATAATCAGTTTGAGGCAATAAGCCAAGTTGATAGTTTTTCTGGCGAAGTGGTTGTAGCTGGGGC